CCAACACCAATAAGATAGCAGGTGTGGTGACCACAGCACCAGCATTTTTGATGAATGATGAATTGAATGAAGAGAACACCGTGGCAGTGGCACTGCAAGGTCGTGTGCCGTGTCGAGTGATAGGAAAAATTGCCAAAGGTGACATGCTGGTGGCCAGTGCAACACCAGGTGTGGCCTGTGCAGCTGAAGGTGAAATTAAAATAGGCACAGTGATTGGTAAATCGCTGGAGCATTATGATTCAGAACAAGTGGGCGTGATTGAAATTGCGATAGGTAGATAACATGGCCAAAAAAACAATCAACATAGGCAGCTCAGTCAACAAAGGTGATGGTGATCCGTTACGCACGGCGTTTGGCAAAATCAATGATAATTTTGATGAAATATATGGTGCCATAGCCACTGATGGAACAATTTTTAATCCGCTCAGTGTGGACAGTCACTTACTGCCAGATGGAGACAACACCAGAGATTTGGGATCACCTGCCAAACGTTGGCGAGATATTTTTGTAGCTCCTGGATCTTTGTACATTGGTGACATTAAACTTACAAATGTAAACGGTAAATTGGTTGCTACCAAAGTGATTAATCCTGGTGAAGCCAATGAAGCACTAGATCCCACAGACAGCAACGCTGGCAGTGAGATTGGCAGTGGTGGCAACGCATTCGACCAAAGTCTTAATACAGCAGACAGTGTAACTTTTAATAGTGTAGGAGCCACAACAGTTAATGTTTCTCAGATCAATGGAACCAATCCTGGCGATGAACTGGTCATACAGGCAAACAATAATAATTGGAACTTTAACAACAGTGGTGCATTAACATTCCCACAAGGCACCACAATTGCCACCGCTGACGGAACAGATGCATTTATCATAGACGGTGCTGTTGACAAAGATATTCAAATATATACCTACAGTGGTCCTACTCCTACTGCTCACGGTTGGACGTTTGGCGCAGATGGTAATCTACAACTGCCAGTCGGTGGTGATATTGTTGACAGCACAGGCACAAGTGTATTAGGCGGAGCAGCAGGCCCAGTACAACCATATTTAGAACTAACCAACTCTGCATTTATCATCCAGCCTGTGGAGTTAGGCTCTCCTGTGACTGTATCAACAGCGGGAGATGGATCTGGAGCTGAAGTTGAAGTGGTCATAGGTGAGGGTCCTGTGATAACATCCGTCACTGTGACGACTCCAGGTACAGACTATATCGTAGGACAGCGTTATAGAGTATGGTTTGATCAAATAGGCGGCAACAACGATGACAGTAGTATTGAGTTTGAAGTTGCCACAGTTAGCAGCGGCGGGTTACTAACTGTCACTGATGCTGCCTTTACAGGTGAGACAGCGGCCAATAATCCGGGCACATATAGCAATTTAAGTATACAACTTCGAGCATCGCCTGGCGATAGTATAGGCCCTGGACTGACACTGGTTAGAAGTTATCAAGGTGCCTTGTTCAATATAGAAGCAGAATCAGAATATGATAACGTCAGTCCAATAGGCACAGAGTGGAACAACGACGGCTGGGACAACTTGGTAGGACTGAACACAAGAAGTTATGGAACATTTTATACGGCATTGAATGGTGCTGTTGGTAATAACATCATCGGTGCTGAACTGGTCATGCACGATACTATCAATGACAAGTACTATAAATTTAGTTTCACAGACTGGGGCCAAAACAACGGCGGATCATATGCCTATACAAGAACTGAAATAACAGATCCCAACTATTTCAAGAAAGAAAACTACGCCACTGTCAATAATGTGGATGTTATTGAAGATGACTCCACTCTACAGATTGGTATTACCAGGGGCAACAACAACGGTATCTACAATCCTTTCACTGAAGAAGGTTGGGATGAAGATGTCAGTCCAGACGGCACAGAGTGGAACACGGATGGTTGGGATGATTTAACCGATATAGAAACTAGAATCTATACTAATTTCTACGATGCCTACAACGGCCAACTTGGCAATCGTGTACCAGGATCTCAAGCAGTGATGTATGTACCCAGCATTGACAAGTATTATGCCATACAGTGGTTGAGTTGGACACAGAATAATGCGGGTGGCGGATTCAGTTATCTACGCTATGAAATAGATTTAACTAAACTCAACGAAGGCATTCAATTTGCAGATGGCACTATACTAAAATCTGCAGAAGGCATAGGTCGCATCAAATCAACTGCCAGCGGTAATAGAAGAATTGAAGAAGCAACAGGAAACAACACTGTGTCGGTCACATCACTTTCAAATATTTTTACTGAAACAGGCGTACTGGCAGAAAGACCAGGCGAATCTCCGCAGTGGGACGTATGGGTTGATCGTGCATCATATCCAAACATAGACTCTGCCTTCACTGAATACGGTCAATACAGCAACGATGAAAGTTACTGGCAATTGACTCTCAACGGAATAGATTATAAACAAAATGTTCAGGTATATATCAACGGAGATTATTTTGTGATTTACACAGGAGGTATCAATGTGAATTATAACACAGGAGATGCTTTCAATCTTTATAGAGTTTCTGGTGGTACTCCGGTGGTATGGTGGGATAAAAATACCTTACCTAGTGGTGGTGGCAACTTCCGAGGTGCTGTGATAGACTATCACGCCTACACCGGTGAAAGTACTATCATAGGAACCATACACATTGTAGATGATGATGGTGAAGAAAACATTACTCATACTGAAGTTTCAAGCGGAAGCACTGATGGTGAAAATGATGACTTATGGTTGGTGACCAACGAAGGACAGATCAAATATCGCCGTTTAGATGGCGAGAGCAAAACATTAAAAATACACTGGAGTGCTAAAATATTTTACGGTTCAGAATATTATGATTGATAAGGAGCAACTAAAATGACCAGAGTAAGAAGAATAAATCTAAGTCAAATTGAGGGCGACGGAGCCAATAATAACACCTCCAATGAAATTCGTCCTTACGGAGAGATTGGAATCTATGTTGGAGACAACAACAAACTAGAACTGTTGATGTTTGATGGTGTACGAACAAATGTGAGAAGTAAAGTTCTAAACAAAGGCACATTCTACGGTGGAGATGCTGACAGCGGTGATGGATTAAATCGTGACACTATTAAATTGATTCCAGATACTCAGTTATTTTATAACAATGAAAACTACGGTAACGATCAATATATCATTATAGATCCCACCATTGGAGAACCTGGACACATTCATATACGTGCTGGCGGTGCTATAGACCAATCAACCGCAGACTTGTTCTTAGGTGGTGAGAATAACAATGTGCGTGTCAGCGATACCTATGATCGTGTGACTATTTCCACAGATGCTGGTGAAGGGCTGTATACTTGGACATTTGGCACAGATGGCGGATTAACTTTCCCAGACAGCACAGTACAAACCACAGCTTACACAGGTGGTGGTGGCACAGGCGATGGCCTATCCAGCAACGATGACATTAACATCACAGTCGACAGTGGAGACAGCAGTAGTTATACTTGGAACTTTGGACAAACTGGCGATCTAACATTGCCAGGTGGTCTAGTATTTGACCGCAACAATACTTCAATAAGAGTTGGTATGGGTTTCCATATTGCCAGTGGTGAAGGTGTTAGTATAGAAGCAATTGATCAAACAGATCCTGATAATTTAATTTACAAAAACTGGAACTTTGGCACAGATGGTATTTTGACATTCCCCGACAGCGATTTAACTATTGGCAATCAGCTCGGTGGTCCTACGATTGTTTCGGCTCCTGGAACATCACTCCAGATAGTATCATCCGGCGCTGAATCGTCTGCGGCTATGGCCTGGGTTGATGATATTGAAGCCGCTACTAAGATTGCCGGAGTAGTCGCTAATAATCTCTTGTATGTGGGCGATGGCGATGTAGGCATTGTAACTGGAGATTCTCTCAACGTAGAAGGCGGCACTGTTAATATCTGGAACTTTAATGCAGATGGTACATTAACTGTTCCAGGCAATATCACAAAAACATCGGGCAACTTAGAGATAACAGCCGAAAACTATGTGATCATCGACAGCACCAACGGTGGACAGATTGACATAGGTGCCAACCAATCAGGAGAAGGGTCAGGAGTCTCTGGACCAATATTGGTAGGACACGCAGGTAATATATTAGATATTGCTGCTGGTAAGATAAGAGTAAACGCTACTCCTCCTACAAACAGCACAGGTGCTTTCGGCGACGTTGCTGGATTGGTAGCATTTGATAATTCATACATCTACTATTGTACCGCAGATTACGGGCAGGTTGGACATCAAGTCACAGTAGCTACATTGTACAATGGTGGTACATCAATCAACAGTAACATGCTTCAACTAACCAAAACAGCAGATACACTACAGATCACGGTGAATGATATTATATCAGACAGCGACGGTGGAGCCACATCAGTGGTTGGCACAGTCAGCCACGATGACAACTACACTTATGTCGGCACAGGTCCTGGCGGCGGAGTTGCTTATAACTGTATATTCCCTTTGACTTTCACCAGCACAGATTATGTGGCAGGTGGTAACATTTGGAAACGTGTGGCATGGAGTGGAGACACTTGGTAATATAAAGAGTAAATATATAAAAAATTATGGCAAATAGAATACCACTCATAGTAGACACCGGAGACGGCAATAAAATTAAAGAATTGCCCATAGGTGATAATTTAAATCTCTCAGGCTCAGGCGTTGTGGGAGCCACCACCATAGGCACCACCAGCATTGCAGCCACCACTGGAAGCATTGCCACATTCTCCACCAATGAAGTCACAGTGAACACATCCATTGATTTGGGCAATGTTTCAAGCATTACTATAGAAGGTGGCACATCAGGTCAAGTGTTGACCACAGATGGTGCAGGCAATCTCAGCTGGAGCACCTTGGGCAATTACAATCAAAGTTTAAACACCACAGACAATGTACAATTTAATTTTATCAATGCCAGAAGATTGGAAGCACCTATCAATGTCACTGCTGAAGTACGCACCAGCAGCACAGGCAGTGGTGTAAAAACTTGGCAATTCACCAGCATTGGAAATCTTATATTGCCAGTAGGTGGAGACATACGCAACAGTGATGGTAATTCCATCATAGGTTATACCAATATTCAATCAGATGTGTTGGCTGACACAGACAACACTAGAGACATTGGATCCAGTGCTGTGAAATGGGCTGAAGGACATTTCACCAATATTTACGGCACATTGAATGGCAATGTGGTGGGCAATGTCACAGGCAATGTCACAGGCAATGTCACAGGCACAGCAGATGTGGCTTCCACCATTGCTTTGACAGCCACCAACACAACCAATGCCACTCATTATCCAGTTTTTGTGGATTCAGCCACAGGCAATGAATCTGCCAGAACCGACACAGGTTATACCTATAATCCCAACACAGGAGTGGTCAGCAGCACTGGCGTATCAGTGACCAATGCCACAGTGACTGGTACCACTTACAGTTTTGACATAAGTTCCACTGGCACTGCCAATTTGACCACAGTGAATGTGGGCAACACACTGTCAGTCACAGCAGGTATTCAAGGAGATCTCACAGGTTCTGTGTATTCAGACAATTCCACACAGATGATCAATGGTGTCACAGGAAAAATTGTAGGACCCATAGAAGTGAATGTGGCCAACATCAGCATATTGGGAGGCACACCCAACCAAGTGCTCAAGACCAATGGATCAGGAGTGCTCAGCTGGACTGATCAAACAGGTGGTGGTCCAGGACCAGCACCAATGGCATTGGATGATCTCACAGATGTCACTATCACTTCAGCAGCCAATGGACAAATTTTAAAATACAATGGAGCAGCTTGGGTCAACAGCACAGTGCCCATCAATACTTTTGGTATTTTTGCCACAGACGGTTCAGCAGTGACCATCACTCCTGCGGCTCTCAATGACACTTTCACATTTGCAGCAGGCACAGGCATAACCATCACGCCCACAGCATTGAGCAAAACTTTGACCATCACCAACTCTGCTCCCAATGTGACACAAAACGTGTTCACCACCATAGCAGTGTCAGGACAAAGCAATGTGGTGGCAGACAGCAGCACAGACACATTGACACTGGTGGCTGGCAGCAATGTGACCATAACCACAGACGCCACAGCAGATTCAATCACTATCAATGCTGTTCATCCCAACACATTCACCAACATAGCAGTGGCTGGACAAAGTTCAGTGCTGGCTGACAACACCAACGACACATTGATATTGGCTGCTGGTTCAGGCATCAGCATCACCACCAATGAAAGCACAGACACCATCACTATCACGGCCACCACAGTGAGTGGATTGGAGAGCAGAAGCACAGCCGCAGGCACCACAGGTTCATTGGCCAACGCCGCTTCAGGAGATTTAAACATCACAGGATTCAAAGGTTATGCGTTGTACAAAATTCAAACATCAGTGGCTGCTTGGGTAAGATTATACACAGACGCTGCCAGCAGAACAGCAGATGTGAGCAGATTGGAAACAGAAGATCCCACACCAGGATCAGGAGTGATAGCAGAAGTGATCACCACCGGCAATCAAACCATACTGATGTCACCAGCTGTGATAGGATTCAACAATGAAACATCGCCCACTACCACTATTCCAGTGAGAGTCACCAACAAGAGCGGCAGCACTGGCACAGTCACAGTGACTTTAACACTATTAAAACTAGAGGTTTAACATGTCAGACATGAAAGAGTATGTGGTTACTCTACGCAATCGTTCAGACATAGACTCTTTCTACGATGATATGGAAAGTGTGGGTGGAGATCTTTACATACCCAACCGCAAAGTGGACATAGCACAACTGAGAGAAATCAGCAGAAACACACACTATTATCTCACTGATGAAGAAGCAGTTCAATTACGCAATGATCCCAGAGTGTTGGCCGTGGAATTATTGCCCAGTGTGTTGGGATTGGAACCCACTCCACACTGGACTCAATCAGGTAATTTTGAAAAATCCAGCACCATAGACACCAATGACAAAAATTGGGGTTTGTACAGAATCACAGCAGGCACAGCATTGACCAACTGGGGCACCAACGGAGCATTCACTCAGACCACACAGACTGTGAACACCACCAGTTCAGGCAAAAATGTGGATGTGGTGATTGTAGACGCACACATCAATCCCAACCATCCAGAATTTGCTGTGAACTCAGACGGCACTGGTGGCAGTCGTGTGAATCAATATGATTGGTTCACTCACAGTGCTTATTTGGGTTACACCACAGTGGGTGCATACAGTTATGCTTCTATCAGCAGCAATCACGGCACACATGTGGCAGGCACAGTGGCTGGCAACACTCAAGGTTGGGCTCGTGGCGCCAATATCTATCATATGGAATTTGATTATGTGGGAGGCAATGGACCTGCAGGTGATTGGACACTGTATATTTTTGATTATCTCAGAGCATTTCATCTCAACAAACCCATCAATCCCGCCACAGGTCGACGCAATCCCACAGTGGTCAATAACAGTTGGGGTTATAGTTATGGCAGCATCAATCTCAGCACCATCACTTCAGTCACTTACAGAGGAGTGACTACAGCAGTGACAGGCACAGATGGTCAAAAAAGAACCACATTGGAAGCTAGAGGAGTACCAGTACCAGCTGGAACATATCTCTATAGAACACCAGCTAGATACACTGCTTTGGATGCAGACATTCAAGATGCCATTCAAGATGGAGTGATTGTGATAGCGTCTGCAGGCAACAGTTATTGGAATTGTGCCACTGCCACTGCCGCAGATTACAACAATAGTATTGTGTACAGTGGATTCACTTTGTTTCATTCACAAGGGTCATCACCAGGAGCAGCTGACAATGTGATCTGTGTGGGCAGTTTGGGTACCACCACACAAGAATACAAATCCGATTTCAGCAACTATGGCAGCAGAGTGGACATTTGGGCACCCGGCAGCAACATTGTATCAGCAGTGTATGATTCCACAGCAGCCGCAGAATTCGGCATCACACTGGTGAACGATCCTAGAGACGCCAATTACAAATTGGGATCCATATCAGGCACCAGCATGAGCGGTCCTCAGGTCACAGGATGTTTGGCTTGTTTGGCAGAAAATCAACCTAGATTAACACAATCTGAAGCCAGATCTTATCTCACTGCCAATGCCAAAGTGGGACAGATAGGAAGCACAGGCGGTTTAGCAGGAGATTACACTTCATTGGGTGACAGTTCCAATAATAGACATCTATTCTATAAATTGGAAAGAGCTCTCACAGGCAATATCACAATAAACACATACAAAACTAGGCAAACCACAGGTGCTGCTTACCCAAGAACAAAAATCAGAAGATTTGGTTAAAAACGCAGAAAGATAAATACTGATATGCCCATAAGCACCATAAACATAGGAACAATTGCCAATGATGGCACAGGTGATGATTTACGCGAAGCGTTTATCAAAGTCAATAATAATTTTGCTGAATTAGACGCAAGAGATCCTGAAAGCACCACAGTGACCAATAGGCTCACAGACACCAGCACTGTGAAAGGATTGTTCTATCAGAAACAAGGTGTGGATTTACAATTCAAAAGTTTAGAAGCAGGCAGCAATATTTCATTCACCAGCAACAATGACAAAATCACCATCACTTCATCAGGCATAGTGAGTATACTGGTGTTTGGTGACACAGGTCCTCATTTGACCATCAACAGCACAGGCATGTTGGAAGTGTTTGGCACAGGTGGAGCTGCCACAAGAACTCTCAGCAATGGCACCACATTGGAAATAGAATCTTTGTTGGCCAATGAAAGTAATCCCACACTGAGTGCTACTCTTACAGGTGCTGGCAACGACATAGTGGGAGTGGATCAGATTCAAGCTACCAATGTGCAATCATTGGTGTATGGCATTGATGTGAGTGATAGAAATTCATTCATTGGATTTGACATGGGTGAAATCACTTTGGATGGATCCAACAATGAAAATATCACAAATTTATTGGATCTATACTTCAGTATCAATCCAGTGGACATGGGCACTATCGGTGCTCCCAATGCCACTGTGCATGACTTCGGCTCCATATAATTTCTCGATAAATACTTCGTATGAGCAACTTGTGGACACAGCCAACCGGATATTCTTTGGGCACTATTGCTGAAAGAACCATCACTTCCATCAATTTACCCCTGAACACAGTGGATTCTGTGAACCTAATAGCGGGCACATTGCCCAATGGATTAAGATTGCAAGGCAATGCCATAGTGGGTACCACTTTGGAAGTCACCAGAACCACTCAATCAAGATTTGTGTTGAGAGCTCGATTGGGTGCTGATATTCAAGACAGAACCTACAGTATCACTGTGGTGGGACCAGATGAACCAGTATGGATAACACCCGCTGGTCAATTGCCTGTGGGAGAAAACAATGCTTTGTTTGTGCTGGACAGTACCTATGTAGATTATCAATTGGATGCCATAGATCCTGACACATCTGCTGGCGACGAATTAGAATATTACATAGCACAAGGAGATGGCACATTGCCTCCAGGCATCACACTCACCAAAACAGGCAGATTGACCGGTGTGATAGATCCCATACTGGCATTGGACATAGCTTCTGCCAGCGGCACTTATGATGCGAACACATTCAGCAGTTTTCCCTATGACTTTGGATTACGCAGTGCCAGTGGTTTTGAAAGTTTTTATTATGATGTGGAATTTTATGATTATGCTATACCTACCAGATCTCCTCGCAAACTGAATCGTTATTACGAATTCACCGTGAGTGTGAGCGATGGTGACAGCATAGCCAAAAGAAAATTTAGAATATTTGTGGTGGGAGATGACTTCCTAAGAGCAGACAACACCATATTACAAGTGGGCAGTGGTGTGTTCACTTCTGATGGCACATACATCAGAACTCCACAATGGCTCACTCCAAGAGATTTGGGTTACAAAAGAGCCAACAATTATGTCACACTGTATTTGGAATTGTATGATCCCAACAGCATACCAGGTTATGTGGCCTACACACTGAGACCCACCAACGATGATGCCACAGCGAGCACATTGCCACCAGGTTGTACATTGGACAGCACTTCAGGAGAAGTGGCTGGCAGAGTGCCTTATCAACCAGCCATCACCAGAGAATACAAATTCACAGTGCGAGCCACAAGATTTGGAGTCAATGCTGAAAGTTTAGCCATCAAAGACAAAACATTTGTGGTGAAAATATTGGGTGAAGTGGACAGTGTGATCACTTGGAACACAGATGGTAATTTGGGCAGCATCAATGCTAATTTTATCAGCACACTGGCCATTTCTGCCACCACCACAGTGCCCAATGCCAAATTGAGATATGTGATCACTGCTGGAGCTTTGCCCAATGGATTAACATTGGCCTTGGATGGAGAAATATTAGGCAAAGTGAGACAATTTCCAATAAACGGATTATTGGGACTCACCACATTCGACAGTAGAGATTTCACACTGGACAACAACGAAACCAGCATTGATAGAGTGTTCACATTCACAGTGGAAGCCAGAGATCAATATGGTTACAGTGCCACTACAAAAACTTTCACATTGAAAGTCATAGCTGCCAGTGATCTGTTGTACAGCAATCTTTATGTGAGACCTTTCTTAAAAACTGATCAAAGAAATGCTTATCTAGCTTTGGTGGGTGATCCAGAAATATTCACACCCAACTCTATCTATAGACCCAACGATGAATTGTTTGGTATTCAGAAACAATTGAAGATGTTGATCTACGCAGGCATAGAGACCAAGACCATCAATTATTATGTGGCAGCCACAGCCAAAAATCATCGCAGAAAAAGATACAAGTTTGGAGAAATCAAAACAGCAGTGGCCAAAACACCAGGCACCAACACTGTGGTGTATGAAGTGGTGTATGTGGAAATGATCGACCCCATGGATGATCCCAGCAAATTGGTCAGCAGCAAGATCAAAATCAAAAACAACAACATCATAACCATCAGTCAAACCGACATAGAAGTTATAGATGATGTGACCAAATTGAATGTGGGTGGTAATACCTACACATTGTATGCCAACAATAATCTCCCCATTGCTGTGGGCACCATCGGCAACAATCTACAGATATATGCTAGAACAGGCAGTTTGGTATTGAACACTGTGACTGGAATTTTAAGTGTCACACTGCAGAACAACACCGTGATCAATGTGGGCACAGTGGTGAACAATCCCACAGACACATTTAGATTTAGACCTAATTACAGTGTGATCAGAGTGGACAGCAACATATTAAACATTGCCAATCCCAATGACATAGAACGATATGTGAGCAACACCACTAACATGCGAAACAACATAAGAAATGTGGGTGAAACAGAAGCAGAATTTTTACCTTTATGGATGAGAACTGCTCAGTTGGGTCAAACACAGCCTTTGGGTTATGTGACGGTGGTTCCATTGTGTTACTGTAAACCAGGCACCAGTCAAAGTATTTTGACTGCTTTAAAAAACAGTGATTTTGATTTTAAACAGATAGATTTTGAAATTGATAGATACATCATTGATAGCACCACTGAAAGCGGTACAGAACAATATATCATGTTCCCCAACTATCAATATAACATTTAAAGCATGAAGGAAACAGATAAATAAGTACAAACAATAAGGAAGCAAAATGGCCAGCAACATAAACACAACCAGTATTGACGAAACATATCCTGTGGCAGGACAGGACAACAACAGTCAAGGTTTTAGAGATAATTTTACCACCATTAAAAACAATTTTGTCACTGCCAAAACAGAAATAGAAACACTACAAACCAACACTGCCAAATTGAATGCTGCCAATAATTTTGCCAACAACACCATCACTGGTGCCAAATTGATCAACAACACCACAGCATTTTATGGAGCAGGAACCATAACCACTCCTCAAAATATCAGCATAGACAATGGTAATTTTCAATCTTTTATTGTGGGTGCCAACCTAACATTAACACTGACTGATTGGCCCACAGTGTCCAATGCAATGAGCAGTGTGATTGTGGAACTACGCAGCGACGGTGTGGCTAGAACTGTG